ATACGCTCCGGTCTACTCGACCGGAACCGAAGGCTCCGTCATCCGGATATTCGGGAGACTCGTCACGAAACGAGGATTCGTGCAGCCGTCCTCGCAGTCCGAGCCTTTCGCGCAGGGACGGCAGGAGGGAAGGACTATCGTTCAGATATTTTTTCCCGCTGGAACATCGGTAGCGATCGACTCTGAGATTTATGACGGCGATCTTCCAGCACAGGTACCTACTAGAAAATGGCGAGTCATCGGCTCGACGAATCCGGGCGAGTTGCAGCAGACGCTTGCGGCTCCGCATCTCAGCATGACGGTCGTCGATGCCGTCGAGGTTGAGCCAGAGGTCGCGCCGGAGATCGGCCTATGAGCGGCGCGAAGTTCCGGAAGGACGCGATCGAGGCGACGATCCGGCTCGGCGTCGTCAAGGGACTCGGATCGACACAGATCGCGGCGAGCAGAATCATTCGCGGAACGCTTTCGCGTCCCGGAACAGGAACGCTCTATCGCGTCTCGCAGGGAAACGCGAAGGGACGAAACCTCCGCGCTCGCGGATATCATCGCGCATCGCTTCCGGGAAACCCGCCAGCCGTGAATACAAACCGCCTGCGTGCGTCGTGGAGCGTCGAGCGCGTCTGGGGAGGCGGAGGCGACTCGATCTCTCAGGTCTACACGCAGTCCGGAGTGTCGATTCTCCGCTTCGGATCGAACGTTCCTTATGCTCGGCTCCTCGAGTTCGGGACGCGACGGATGAAGAAGCGACCATACCTCAAGCCATCGCTCAAGCCGATCGCCGACGTCTCGATCAAACTGATCGCCGTTCAGATCAAGGCCGCGCTCCGGGAGGCGAAATGAGCAAGGCGATCCTCGACGCGATGAAGACGCGACTCTACGCGACGGCAAGCCTCACGGATCTCGTCGGGCAGAAGATATACCTCAACTCCGCGCCGGCGAACCAGACGCTCCCGCTGCTGATCTTCGCGGCGACCGAGGTGCGGACGACGCCGTTCTTCGGCGGACTGACGAAGCACGAACTCGACGTCGAGTTCCAGATTCAGTACGCGACGCCTTCGCCTCTCGACGCTTACAACGTCGCCGACGCGATCTCGACGGCGCTCGCTACGCCGATCTCCGTGACCGGATTCGACGCGGCTCGAGCGACGCGCGTCGCTCGCGGTGTACCCTCATTCAACGACGACGGGTGGACGATGATCGAACGGTGGCGCGTCGTCGCCCACGACATCTAAGGAGCCAAACATGGCAATCGACCGCTATCTCATCGGCAGCGACGGAAACGTCTCCTATACGATCAACGGGTCTGCTCAGAGTCTTTTCAAGGTCACATCTTACGCGGCGACGCTCTCGCGTTTCGCGGCGGACCATACCTCCTTCGGCGACACCGGAAAGCGAATGCGGCTCGGACTGCTCGACCTCCAAGGAACGCTGAACTGCGTCATCGGAGTCAACACGGCTGGACCCGGAACCTCAAGCACGGTCACGACCGCGACTTCTTTGTTTTCATCGTCGCAAGAAGGAACGAATCGTCCACAGTTGACTCTTGCGCTGTATGACGCTGCAGGCACGAACGACGCGAAGATCGTAAGCAACTCGGCCTTCTCGTCGTTTGCGTTCAACTCGAACGCTTCTGGAGAGGCTACTTGCACGGTCAACTTCATGAACGCGGACGGCGCTGCACCCGTCATCACTTGGCTGGTTGAATGAGCGCAGACACGATCGCTCTCTTCTCTCCCGGCTCCTCCGACTGGATCGTCACGCTCCAGACGAAGGACGGCCGTCGAATCACTCGGCGGATCTCGCCGGGAAAGATCGACGAGGAGACTGCGGTGAAGTGCGCTCTCAACTCGAGCGAGGTCACGCTCGCGAATCTTGATTTCTACATGGCGCGACGTGCCGACGACCGATCTCTCGTCGCGAACGGCGAGGAGTTCCTCGCGGCACTTCGCGCGAAGCGGAGATAGAAGAATGGCAGTACATCCGATCAACGTGACGCTCCCGGACGGGCGCGTCGTCACCGCTCGCCCGTTGACCGTCCGCCAGCGCATCGCGCTCACGGCGGATCTCGCCGATGAGCGGTCTAGGATCGCTCGCAAGAACGCCGAGATCGCAGGCGAGCCGAACGTCCTCGCCGCGGTCGAGAAGGCCCGGAGGGAGGCTCTGGTGGCTTCTGCGCTTGTCCTCGACTGCTACACGCTCGCCGGCGCGATGCGCGTCATCGAGGCAGGCTCCGAGTTCGCTGACGCGATCGGCGACGCGCTCGAGCCGAAGGCGCTGACGGAACTCTCGCTCCGGCTCCTCGGCTTCGGACGCGAGGACGAGCGCGAGGCTCCTGCGGGAAAATGACCGCTCCCGCGGCACCGCCGAGGCCGCGGGACTGGCTCGCCGAGGCGCACTTGATCGCGAGGTCCGCACCCGGACTCGGGAATCCGCTCGACCTGACGTGCGCGGAGTTCGATGCACATCTCCTATTCGCGGCGAAGGGCTACGAGTCCAGCGACGCGCGGCCGTCTGATTCTCAGGCGTGGGCGCGTCGATATGTGGAGCAGAGCATCCGATGAACGCTGGCGAAATCACGATCTCAGTCAAGGCCGACTACTCCGCGATGGAGAAGTCACTTGTCGACGCGGAGCAGAAGGCCGCAGCATCGGCCGAGAGCGCTGCGAAGACGTATGACTCGAAGTTCGGCGGATGGCTCGAGCGCTCGCGCGGGTCGATCCTCAAGAAGTTTGAAGGCTTCATCAACCCCGTACAGTTGCTCGATCGCGTCGCGGACTTCGCCGAGACGGCCGGAGAAGAAGGACTCGGAACGGCGCTTGAGAATCTCGTGAAGTCCACGCCGATCATCGGCGCGGCATATCGACTCGGTACCTCGATCGGCTCGGCGCTTGTGAATGCGTTCGGTGGAGAGACTGCCGACCAGATGGAGAAGCGTCTTGCCGAGGAGATCGAGGCAGCGTCGAAGGCGCGAGAAGGCATCCTCCGCGTCGCAGGAGTGAAGGAGCAGGAGGCTCGGGACGCGGCGAAGACAGCGCAGGAGGCTGCGGACATCGAGTTTGAGATCACGATGCGCCGTCTCGAAAGAGAAGGCGACGCGAAGAAGGCGATCTTTGAGCGCGGCTTGCGCGACGAGCAGCGGCTCGAACTTGAACTCGCAAACAAACTTGCCGATGCGAACTCCGAAGCACAGAAGGACGCGCTCCGACGCGAGTACGAGGCTCGCATCCAGTTGAACGCGGACGAGACGCGCGACAAGGTGACGAAGCAGGAAGATGCCGACGCGAAGGTCATCGCCGATCGCATGGCGAAAGAGGAGAAGGCGATCGCGGACGCGGCCGAGAAGGAGCGCAAGGAAGCCGAGGCGCTCGCGAAGGAGAAGAAGAAGGCCGAGGATGACGCGGCGAAAGCCGCAGAGAAGGCCGCGGAGGATCGAAAGAAGGCGCTCGAGGACGCATACAACGAGGCGACTCGTCTCGAGGAGGAGCGCGTCACGTCGCAGGCCGCAGGCATCCAAGGCGTAGGGACCGCGCTCGGGACGTTCAAGTTCGACTCGTATCCCGACTCCGACAAGAAGAGAAACGATGAAAGAATGGTTCGAGCGCTTGAGTCGCTGGTATCAACCGGCGGCGGAGGTTTCGCCTAATGGCCGTCGAGTACATCGAGTTGCAGGAGACGCGAGCCTACTCCGAGAGTGGAGGACGCGTCACGGCATCGCGCAAGTTCCGTATCTGGGATGACGCAGCGACGATCACGACTCCGAAGGGAGTTCGCGCCACGTTCGGCTCGACGCTTCCCGACGTCGGCGAACTCTTCCCGGAAGAGAAGGTCATCTACTGCACCGCGTACAACATCCGCAGCGTTCCCGATACGCTCGGCGTTTGGGAAGTCGACTTCACGTATGAGAATGCGGAACCCGGCGACAAGTTGCCGCAGGAGGAAGGGTACGTTCAGGTCACGATCGACTACGCGGCCGAGTTCCGCGATGCGTTCCGAAGCGGCGTGACGATCCCGACGAACGGAACTGCAACGGGCGTCGACTGCGGAGGCACCAAGATCGACAAGGCCGGAGTCCCGCTCTCCGTTCTCGTCCGGATGAGCGACGTGACGATCGTTGAGACTGTTTCGGCCGCGTCTTTCCCGACGAGAAGCCAGAACATCCGGCTCGCTCGAGGTCGGCGAAATCTCGTCTCGTTCCAAGGCGCTCCGATCGGACAGGTTCTCTACACGGGCGCGACGGCAACGCGGATCGGGATTGAGAAGTTCCAGATCACGCACCGCTTCAGACAGGACGAGGACTGCCACATGATTCAGAGTGCGCGGAGGAATCAACTCGGACAAGTGCAGACGAACGCAGACGCGCAAGGAGTCTTCCGAGCCGAGTTTGTCGATCTCGTCCAGCCTTTCCCCGGCTTCGCAAACTTCAACCTCCTCTCGGAGAACTTCTGATGGCGAACGAAATCACGCTCAACCTCAAGATGCAGGTCGAGAAGTCCTTTCTCTCTCACTCTGAGAATCCCGGCGTCCTGACGGTTGACATGAGCGGAAGCAACGCGACCGGAGGAGTGCAGGCGATCGGCACGTCTGGCGAGACGTTGAGCGTGACGGATGTCACGACTCCGGGATATGCGTACTTCCGCAACCTCGGCCCGACGAACTTCGTCGAACTCGGAACCGGGACAACGACGTTCGTACCATTCGCGAAGTTGAAGGCCGGAGAGGCCGCGATCCTGCGGCTTGGCACGACGGCTCCGACCGCTCGAGCGAATACCGCCGCGATCAACCTCCAGTACTACATCCTCGCCGACTGAACCGATGACGCTACCGCGCTTCACATCCGGCAAGGTGGGGAAACTCGAGTTCCACCATCTCAACGAAGCCTTCGATCGGATCGAGAACGTCGATCCGTCGATGCCGTCCGCGCGTCAGCAGATCCTCGGCCGCGTCATCCTCGCGCGAGTGACTGGAACTTCGGGGAGCGGCAACGCGAGAAAGGGAAGTTTTCAAGAAGTCGCGGTCACAAGTCCGGGCACCGACTCCTACAACGCCGTGACTGGCGGCGTCTCATCGACGATCGGCGGCGACAACTTCGGCGCTCCGATCGTATTTCCCGTGTCGGCGGTCGGCTCGATCGTTCCCGTGCTCGGTCACGTCGCGGCAGACGGGAAACTCTACTTCCGCGAGTGCTCGGCAGCGTCAGCAAGTGCTTCGGTCCGAGCCGGACGGATTACGCAGACGACGCAGATCACCGCGAATACAAAGTGGCTCTACACGCTGAACGACGTCCAGATCCAGACGCTTGCGACCGCGCAGTATCAGGCGACTGGAGTCGGATCTTTTCAAGCGCTGAACGGATGCGAGGAAGCGGTCGATGTCCCTGCGAACCGGAACATCGGCGTCGGCACCGTTCACGTCGCAGGATCGACCGCGACGCGACAGGCAATCAAGGTGGACACGATCGTTGTCTGCATTCCCACGGCAAACGGATACGTCTTCTCTGTCCCGAATGGATACTCCTTCGCCTGCACATGAGCGCGATCTCCTCAGACATCAACCGTCTCGACCGATACCGTCCTCGCCGGCGTATCGTCGCGGTCATCGCTCGAACGACAGCCGTCTCGGTCTATGAGGTGCCGAGCGGACGAACGCTGCGGATCGAGTCGATCTCAGTCTGCAACGTCGGCACGACGACGGCGACGTTCCGACTTCACGTCCTCGCTCCCGGTGAGTCGATCGCGACCTCGAACGCGGTCTACTACGACAACCCGCTGCGAGGGAACGCGACGCTCCTCGACGACTCGCCGCGCTATCTCACCGGAGGAGATCGCATCGCGCTTCGATCGGACACGGCGAGCGCGATCGCGGTGCAGATTCACGGAGTCGAGGAGTGAGCGTCGATGCGGCTTGTACTGCCTGCTGCTGCGACGTACCTCCTCCGGTCTGCTGCTTTCCGGATCTCTCGAAGCCGTTTGAGTTGAACTGCGTCTCGAGGACGTCGGTCTACGCTGGAACTACCGAGGTCATCCGGACGCTTGTCTCCGCTCAGATCATCACGACACTCGTTCGATCAGGTAGTGCGGCCGCTGGGTACATCATGCAGTCGAGCGGTGGAACGGCTGCTCTTCGATACGAGACGTTTGCGAAGGCATCAAAGGCATCCTACAACGGCGATTCGTGTCCTGGCTTCCCAAACAACTATCAATGTCCTCCGTGCAACGAGTTCGTCGATTGTCAGTCCTTTGAGTGGGTGTATAGCGGAGGACTTCCGACGAACTCGCTCGCGATCAGATGCGTCGATCCTTGCAATCCATTCAACGGAACCCGCAAGACGTTCGGCGTCTTCTTTGCTCCGCAGTCCGGTCAGATCATCGGAACCGGAACTACGCGCACGGGAAACAACGAACCCGACGTCGTGGCGTTCTGCGGTTCTCCGTTCGTCGACGCGCAGCCGATGGATATCCAGACTCTCGGCGTGACCATCCTCCCTCCGATCTGGGGCCGCGAAGGCTGTCTCGGATCGTCGACGTTCTCCGGATGTCACGTCGTGGGAGATCCGACCGGACTCCCCGCGGACGGATGGAGTGGCCCCTGCTCTCCGAACGCGACCTACTCGGCCGCGATCAACTGCACGCAATGGCAAACCAATCCGGCCTACGTCATCCCGGCTCGCATGGGATACGCGGCTTCAGGATGCCCGGTCCTGCGGTGCAATCCGTTCAACTCGAACGCTGCGAACTCTGGATCTCCGATGGAGTGCATCCTCTTTGACTGCTTCGGGAACGTCATCTCTTACGCCGTCTCCGGCTGCGATACGATCTTCCCCGGCAACGGACAGGGAACCGGATGCGAAATATCCGTCCGGGGAGAAGTTTCTCTTTCCGCATCTATCGTCTATGGCTGAACATTGCGTCTTTCTCCGCATCGACGGCACGAAGTGCGAGCATCCGGTGCTCGCCGGAGACACTTCGCCGGAGCGCTGCGCGAGTTGCACTTCGTATCGCGGGAGGCCGCGAGGACTCGGCGACGTCGTTCACACGATCACACACGCGACCGGAATCGCGCAGGCCGTCGACATGATGACTGGAAAGCCGTGCGGAGGGTGCGCCGCGCGTCGAGCCGCGCTCAACGCGGCCGTCCCGTTCTCCGATGAACCGAAGAAGGGCTAACGATGGCACTCACCTACACCGGAACTGGCGGACTCTTCACGCGACTCGGCGCTCTGGTCTACATGATGGATCAGGTGAGGACGCACCAGAACAACCTCAAGACGCTCCTCGCGAACGTGCAAGCCGAGTACTCCTCGAGCGATGCTTGGATGATCGACGTGCTTTCCGGTGGCATCGAGGGACGGATCGCCGAGGCGGGAAACGTGCTGAACGACGTCCGAGCCGCGGCCGAGCGCACGATCCTCGAGATGTGCTTCGCCGAGGCGATCGCATCCGGTGCGACGAACACGATGGTCCGAAAGGAGATCCGCGAGGCGCTGATCTGGCTCATCCGCCAGATGGACGCGGACACGAAGACCGTCGACGGAACGACGATCACAAAGTCGAGTCTCGCGGTCGGAGCGAGCAACAACGGCAACGGGAAGTTCTACTACTACTTCGAGGCTCCGCACATCCTGCTCGGCTCGACGGCCGACTGGCCGAACATCCGCACGGAAGTCCTCGAAGCGCGATGCGTTCAAGACGGCGTGTCCGGCGCGATCTCGCGCGGCTCGGAGATCTTCGAGATCCGCGGCCAGCCTGCGTACCAAGGACTCGACTATCGCTTCCCCGGCGGAAGCGGAACGTTGATGCGCTTGGTGACGTGCTGCGCGAGCGTCGACAACGGCATCCCCGGACAGAACATCCTCCACAACTCCGACCTCGAGGACCAGACCTCAAACCTACCGGATCGCTTCACGCTCTCGAGCGGAACGGCTGGCACGGAGTTCCTAACCGAGACGACGGCGGCGAATGTCTTCCGCGGCTCGAAGTCTCTGAAACTTGCCGTGACTGGAAACGTCTTCAAGATCCGCCAGCGGCTCGCGGACTTCGACGGGACGCTCGGCCGGCTCACGCCGGATCGGCCGTACCTCATCGCGGTCGCGATCAAGAAGGACACGACGGCGACTGGAACGCTTCGGATCAGCGTGCAGGACTCGAGCGGCACGATCATCGGCACATCAAACGAGTTCTTCCTCTCGCAGTCGATCGCGGCGACGACGACTTCGTTCCTCATCTACTCGGCGACGGTGCGCTCTCCGCGAGTCATTCCATCCGAGGTGTATCTCGTCGTTGAGACGACTTCGGCGATCGCGACCGATTCGGTCTACATCGACGAGATCATCGTCGCGGAGATGATGCCGATCGCGGCTGGCGGTCCTGCGCTCGCGATCGTCGCAGGATCGACGGACTGGAGCGCGGACGACAACGCTCGGTACACGTTCACGAACAACAACGAGGGCGCATTCGTACGGGCCTTCGATCGCTTGTTCGATATGTACGGCAAGGGACTTAGCCTTCCGCAGGACTACTCCGGCACCGAGAACATCGACGACGCTCTGATCGCTTGATGAGTTCCGCGAGGATCGCGGCTCGCGCTTGCCCGACGAGAAATCGAAGATCGTCCTCCTCGGCGAGATCGAAAGCCAGCGTGTACAGGTCAAGCGACTGCCACGAGACGGCGAGGAAGTTCGCGCAGCGCGTCGCGCTCCGCTCGGATGTCTCGAGGATGCAGGCTGACTCGAGGACGGCGGCGACGTGGACGCGAACGCGCCGCGCTTCGAGTTTCTGAAGATTCCGAGGATTTTCTATAGACACGGAGGAGCCTCTTCCGATAGGATGTCCGCTAGCGGACACGGAGTCCGCAGAAGGAGACATCATCATGTCTATCGTATCTCACGGGATCGCGTCGTCCGCGATCGAAACCTCCTCGCTCGCTCAAGCCGGAACGAAGGCGCTCGAGGCGTACATCGCTGCGGGTGACATCGGCCGACTCGATCCGAGTCAGCGGATCGCCTTGTACAAAGCGGTCTGCGACTCGCTCGGCCTCAACCCGCTGACGCAGCCGTTCGAGTACCTCACGCTCAACGGCAAGGTCCAGTTGTACGCGAAGAAGTCCGCGACCGAGCAGTTGCGGCAGATTCACGGCGTGTCGGTCCTCGCGCTCGAGCAGGAGATGCGAGGAGACATCCTCTGCATGACCGCGCGGGTGCGCGACCGATCCGGCCGCGAGGACATCGCGACTGGAGCCGTCAACCTCAAGGGCTTGGCAGGCGAGAACCTTGCCAACGCCTACATGAAGTGCGAGACGAAATCCAAGCGCCGCGCAACGCTCTCGATCTGCGGCCTTGCGATGCTGGACGAGACGGAGATCGACTCGATCCAAGGGGCGAAGCCCGTCGCGGTCGAGGACTTCCATGCTCCGGCCGCGAAGCCAGAACCGAAGCAGATGAAGACGATGACGCGCGAGGAGCGCCGGAAGGACACCGAGGACTTGCTCTCGCCGGTCCCGGTCGCGTCGGCTCCCGTCGTCGAGACGACGGCGGTCCCGGTCACGCCGGACGCTGAGCGGGTCATCCTCGCTCGCTCGCCGATCTCGGTGGTCGAGGGCAAGTCCGGCCGTCGCGTCTGGCGCATCGACCAAGAAGACGAGGCTCGGCCGTTCGCCGTCCTCGATGAGCGCGTCGCGTCGATCCTCGAGGCGCAGCAGGCGTTCTCCCGCAACTCTCTCGTCCGGGTGCGTCAGCGCTCGAACGGCACCCTCGAGATCCTCGAGGTCATCGGAGACGCGAAGTGAAGCGCGTCGAGATTCCCGGCGCGGTGTCGATCCGCTCGCAGGTCGGAATCCGGCCGGAAGATCCTCGGGTCTTCCGGCCGATCCGGCTCGCCGAGGCGCTGCGGGTGGCGCGGCTGATCCGGGCCGACGAGTCGATCCCGGAGGAGATCCGGGCGCTGGTCGAGGTGGGCATCCCTCTCGACCTCATGCCTGGACACGTCACCCCGGCGAAGACGGCGCTCGCCGAGGCGCTTCGCGTCTCGGTGCGGACGATCCGCCGGCGAGAGTTGGCGTGGGAACTTGCGGACCAGCGAGTCCGATTCGATCTTGTCCATCGGGCCGCGAGGCTGGTGTTCGCTGAGCGAGGCTCAAAGGCATGACGACGCGAGCCGGGGAAACCCGGCTCACGTTTTTCCGAAATCTGCAAACTTTCCCTCTTTACAAGTGCGACTCCCTCCCCCCTAATAACCCCCCACCAGGGACAGATGAGACAACTACGCGTCTCGTGTTCCGGCTCCTGACTCCAAACGTCTTTCGCCTTCTCTCTCTTCTTCTGGAGAGGAGTACGTCGAACGTAGTACTCACGAGGCGCGATCGCGCGAACCCCGGCAGGATGCCGGAGAGAGAGAGACAGAATGACCAGCGAATCGAAGAAGCCCGGCATGACGCGCGACGAACTCGCGGCCTTCACCGCTCGAGCGAATCGGTATTTCCGCGGCGAGACGGATCGCGAGTTGTGGGCGCTTGCGCTTCCGCGCATCGCCGAGATGGAGTCGAGCGACGCTCTCGCCGGACTCGAGAACTACGCGATCAACTGGGCCGGACCTCGCGCGAGGTTCATCCCGGCGAAGTTCTTCGAGTACGTCGCCGACGTGAGGACTCGGCGTTCCGAGATCGCGCAGCGCGACGCTCGCGTCCGCGAGTCCGATCGCCGGCGGATCGCATCGAGCCGAGACGCGATGATCTGCGAGGCCGACTGGGCGAGCCTTCGCCGCGAGATCGAGGTCGCGAATCCTCTGCACGTCGGAGAGGCGATCGACGCGCTCCGCTCGGTCGGATGGGGATCTCCTCCTGCCGCGTTCTCCGACTGGCCGCGACGCTGGATCGTCGCCGTCGCGGATGTCGTCTCCGGTCGGACGTGCCGAGCCTATAACCCGGACACCGGGAACTTCGACCGGGACGTGCCTGCGCTCGACTTCTACCGGATGGCCGGAAAGCCGCCGTCCGTCGCCGTAGGGGCGCTTGGGCCGTTCTGAGGGCGTCCGGGCCGTCCAGAGCGCCGAGGGCGCTACGGGGCATTTCCGGAGGTCTGTATATACAGCGTCCCGATAACAGAGAATCTTGAGAACTTTCGACGGATTCTCAGGCAATCCGCTTCCCTCGGCCGATGGAGCGGCTAGGATGATCCCATCAACGCCGGCAGGAGCCGGCAGAAAGCGAGACAGACAATGAACAATCAGATCGACATCATCGCGACCGCCGAAGGACAGAACTTCCGACTCACCCCGATCTCGAAGTTTGCTCGCGAGTACTTCGGCCTCAAGTTTGGCGGAAGCGCAGAGATGACGGTCGAATCCGTCGAGGTCGACTCGATCCAACTCGGTCGACTCCTCCGTTGGTGCGATCAGGCTCGCGCCGTCGTCATGATGGTCGATTGAGACGACTCGGAACGGGGGAGCCTCGCGAGAGGCTCCCCGACTCCGCGCCGTCGCGGAATCAACATCCGGCAAGGAGCCGGAAGAAAGCGAGACACAATGAACAACCGAACCGACATCATCACATTCGCCGACTACGAGGCGACCGCGCTTCGCTTCATCGCGAACGCATTCGAGGCACTCGAGACGGAAACCGCGCTCGGGCGCGAGCAAGCCAGACTCTTCAGCGATCGAGCGCTTGAGGTGTTCAAGATGCAACCGAAACTCAACGTGCGCGGCGGCATCGTTCGCGAGCGCTGGCTCGATCTTCAGAAGGCTCGATACTCGTTCACGCTTCCGACGATTGACGTCGAGATCGCGAAGGTGGAGCGATGAGCGAACTCCTCGGATGTCTCGGGCTTCTATGGGCCGCCGCGATAGTCGTCGGAATCATCATGATCGAATGGAGACTCTCGCGAATCATGCGAGCGCTTGAACGGAAGGAGGCGAAGCGATGACGATCCTCATCCTCTCCTCTCTCCTCGCGATCGCTCCGCCAGCCGGCACGGACACGCGAGCGATCCTGGACGCGATTCGCACCGTCGAGACGGGCGGCGAGCGCGATCCAGACAACGCGATCGGAGACGGCGGCGACGCGCTGGGCGCGTACCAAATCCATCGCTCGTACTGGCTCGATGCCACCGAGAAAGATCCAGCGCTTCGATCGCTCGGATACGAGTCGGTGACGGATCGCGCCATCGCCGAGCGCGTCGTCCTCGCGTACCTCACGCGATACTCGCCGAACTGGAAACTCGACACCGTCTCGCGAATCCACAACGGAGGGCCGCGAGGCCATCTCAAGAACAGCACGAAGGCATACGCGGCGAAGGCCGCGAAGGCCGCGAAGGAGGCACGACAATGAGAGAGGACAATCGAACCGAGGGCGACATCTGGATCAGGCTCGAGCGCGACGACCTCGAGGTCGGCAAGGAGGCAGTCGACTTGATCGCGTGGGTCGAGGGACTTTCGCTCGGAAGCGAGGACGAACCAACCGTGACGTTCCTCGCGCACAAGGTCGGCGAGGAACTCGGGTCGAGTGAGAACATCTGGAACATCTCGGTCAAGCGGCTTCGCGCTCTCTGCGACGCAGCAGAGGCCATGCACAAGGTCGGCGTCCAGCAGTTCGACGCGCACGAAGGGAGCGCCAAGTGAAACAAACGCTCTACAACATCGCCGACGATCTCCGCGCACTCGAGGCGCTTCTCGTCGAGGCTGGCGGCGACATCTCCTCACCGGAGGCGCTCGCCGCAGTCGAGGCGTGGGAGGCCGAACTCTCGACCAACCTCTCCGGCAAGATCGACAACTACTGCGGCCTTATCACCGAGATCGAGGTCCGCGCGGCCGCAAGGCAGGCCGAGTCGGATCGCCTTCGCGATCTTGCTCGCGTCGACGAGAACGCGGCGAAGGCGCTCCGGGAGCGGCTGCTCTTCGTCCTCCAGACGAGGAACGTCCCGAAGGTCGACACCGAGCGATTCAGAGTCAGCGTCTCGCGGAACGGCGGCAAGGCTCCACTCGACATCCGTGTTGGTGCCGACGAACTTCCCGCGTGGGCCGTCAAGCGAAAGACCGTCGTCGAGACGGACAAGGACGCGATCCGCGCTCGGCTTGAATCCGGAGAGGCGCTTCCGTTCGCGTCGCTGATGGAGCGAGGATCGAGGCTAGTCATCCGATGAACTCGATCGACACCCGAAGGCCGTATCTCTCAAAGCACGTTCGCGCAGGACTCGGCGAGATCCTCTCTCGGACTCACGCCGAGACTGACGACGAACTCGACGCGCTGCGATGGCTTCGCCGCACCCTCGACCGTGCTACGATGCTCGCGCCGAAAGCGCACGACGCGCAGTCTCCCGGTGGGCTGGCTGGGGAGGGAAACCTCCCCGGCCGCTCAGGAGAGGAGACAGAGGAGGCAACATGAAGACACAAGAACCACGAAACCCGCGCTTCGGATACGTCGGCCGCAACGTCTTCGAGGGCGATCGCATCTACCTTGAGCGCGATGGAGTCGAACTCGGCTTCATCGACTTCAAGCGCATTCCGCATGACGTTCGCGTGTCGATCGTCCTCGCATTCGACAAGGACATCCGCATCTCGCGGAGAGAGGAGGAGCGATGAACCGCAGAATCTCGAAGTCGATCGAGAATCCCGTCGTCCTCTCGACGAAGACGCGAGGAGAAATCGCGGTCCTCGCGTCCTCCGCTTCAAAGATCGTCTCCGCTATCTGCTATTCGGAGGAGGCTCGACGGATGCACGGACCGACAGCCGTCAAAATCGCGAAGGGTCGCGGATCTCTCCGCAGTCTCGCGAAACGCTGCGGACTCTCTCCGACCTATCTCTCTCTGATCCAGAAGAAGAAGACCCTCATCTCTCCGGGAGCGTTCGTCCTTCTGGTTCAGATATGCGCGGAGGTCGAGCGATGAGCGACAAGGCATACCGACGTCGCGACCTCGATCCTCCGCCGCCGAACTCGCTCTTCTCTCTCGTCGATCCTCCGAGATCGACGGCGCAACAGCGGACGAGATGGAACACGCAGGACGCGGCATACGCGACGCGCGACGGAACGCAGGCCGCGGCGATCCTCGTCTCGATCCAACAGTCTCCGGCGACGTGCGACGAGATCGAGCAGCGTCTCGAGATGACGCACCAGAGCGCGAGCGCTGCTATCAATCAACTCATGCGAGCCGGGGCGATCGTCGCGAACGGCTCGAGGAAGACTCGGAGCGGACGATCCGCTCGAGTATGGGAGGCACGGCCATGACGACATCATCGGACAGATACAGCGGAGAAACCGGACTCGCTCGAATCAATGGAGTCATCGACTACCTCCTCGAGTTGCAAGGCGAAGTCGACAACGACGAAAGACAGCACCTCGAGATCATGATCGCAGACCTACGGCAGGCCGTGATGTGCGTTCGCGCCGCGGAGTATCGCGCGAAGTGCGCTGTCGAGGAACGCGACGAGGCGAGGCGGTGGCTTTGCCATGTTCTTGCCAAGCCAACCTCGGTGATGGGGCTTGCCGTTCCAGGAAACGGCACGAAGCATGATTTTGCAAAGGAGCAGGGCTGGGACTGCTTTGAGGAGCCGAAAGCCAAATGAAATACATGAGCGTCTGCTCTGGCATTGAGGCCGCGAGTGTGGCTTGGCATCATCTCGGCTGGGAACCTGTCGCGTTCAGCGAGATAGAAGCGTTCCCGAGCGCGGTACTCGCGCATAGATTTCCTAACGTTCCTAACTACGGAGACATGACGAAGTATGCAACTTGGCCCATCAAACCCGGATCGGTTGACCTTCTGGTTGGAGGAACGCCATGTCAATCTTTCTCCGTCGCAGGACTCCGGCAAGGATTGTCCGACCCACGCGGAGGACTCATGCTCACCTATCTTGAGATCGCTTGTCGTTTACGGCCTAGATGGCTTGTCTGGGAGAACGTCCCCGGCGTCCTGTCATCGGGGAGCGGACGGGATCTTGGTGCCTTCCTCGGGGCGTTGGGGGAACTGGGGTATGGGTGGGCCTACCGGGTGTTGGACGCTCAATGGGTCAGAACACAACGGCATCCCCGTGCCGTGCCGCAAAGCCGGCGACGTGTGTTCGTTGTCGGATGTCTTGGAGACGGGGCCGCTGCCGCCGCGGTTCTCTTTGAGCGCGAAAGCGTGCAGCGGGATTCTGCGCCGCGCCGAGCGCCGAGGCAAGGCGCTCCCGCCGATGCTGAAGCAGGCGTTGGAGCAGGCCGCAGCGTCACAAGCCACGAAGTAGCGTCGTTCTTGGAAACAACGAGCAATGACTACAGCAGAGCGGATGGCTTCACGATGATCGGTGAGGTGTCTTCGACTATCGCAGCGCGATTCGCAAACAGCCGCAACAACCACGAGGAATGTGTGACGCAGCCCGTCGCATCAACCCTCGGCAACCGTGGCCTGCGTTCGCACACGGAACTAGATGGTCACGGGGCGTACATCCCGCAAGCCGTTGCGCTTGATCTCTACATCGGCGCGATCACGGGCGACGTCGCGGCGACGATGGGAACGCCGGGGGCGAGCGTCAACGCCAGCGGACCGACCGTGATGCAGGCGCACGGCTTCTACAGCACGGGCGGCACGCACGGCGTGAACCAGCAGCCCGAAGTTTCGCCCCCCGTCAAGGTCGGTAGCGGCCTTGGCATTCCTTCGCCGCCGGCGGTGGCGCAAGCCATGACCGTGCGCCGCCTCACGCCCCGGGAGTGCGAACGCCTTCAGGGATTCCCCGACGACTGGACCCTCATCCCGTGGCGGAAGAAGCCTGCCGACGAGTGTCCGGACGGGCCTAGGTACAAGGCGCTCGGTAATAGCATGGCCGTCAACTGCATGGCGTGGATCGGGGAGCGAATCGAACGAACCGATACAGGGAAGCATGAGCAAGACGCATGAAGACCGCGAAGGACTCATCATCCGCAACGCCGAACTCCGAAGGCAGATCGCAGCGGCAACGCGCGACGCAAACGTCCTCCGGCGCGAAGTCCACGCATGGAGATCATGGCGCGAGGGAACGGGATCTCTCGTCCGGCTCCTCGATGCCAGACGCGATACCGACCGTTCGACTGCGTTCCGGTGTATGGGCGACGATTGACGGCCTTGAGATCGGCGTCGTCCTCCCGCTACCGGATCGACGACTCTCCCCGAACTCGCGCGTCTGCTGGCAGGCGAAGGCAAGATCGGTCAAGGCGTACCGGGCATTCTCCTTTTCCCTCGCGCAGCGATACCCGAGCCGATGGAAGGCCGCGAGCGCCGAGGCGACGTTCTACTTTCGCGACAAGCGGCGAAGGGATCGAGACAACCTGCTCGCCTCTCTGAAGGCCGCATTCGACGGCATCGCTGCGGCTGGCGTCGTCGAGGACGACGCGGACTTGACGCACCTTCCCGTCCGCGTCGAGGTCGATCGGGAGAACCCGCGCGTCGAGATCATCCTCCGGAGGACCGAATGAACGACGGACTCGACGACTTGCACTCCGACCGCGAAGGTGGAATCCTTCCGACGATCCGCGAGGTCATCGGACTCTTTCTCCTCTGGCTGATCGTCATGCTCTTCCTTGCGTTCGGCCTTGCCGGATGCTTCTTCTCGTGATCTTTTCTACCCGCGCGTCGTCCGGTTGTTCCGGCCGGCGCGTTTTCAAATACCATCCGGTCGCCGAGCCGCCTCTCTCGGCACCGCGCCTTGGCCCTCGCCGGTCGAGGCGCGTGTTTTTGGTCCGGCAGTAAAAGGAGCGCACCGGATCGGAACTCGCCCCATGCCGATATTTCGAGCATGGCGGAAGTTCAAAAACGCGGCCTCTCCACGGCGATCGGAATCGGTCAACTCGCAACGATGATCCTCGGCTTCGGCGCGATGCTATTCTCGATGGGCGCGAAGTCCGAGCAGATCAGCGTCGCCAGGACGGACATCGACAAACTCGCCGCGACGGTGAATGACCTCGCGCGAGCGCAGGCTTCCGCCGCAGTCACGGACGCAACCCACACCCGCACCCTCGAGGACATCCAACGACGCCTACAGTCGCTCGAGTCCCGAGTCCGTTGAAAGGAACCGATGAACATGATCTCGAAAGCATCGTGGCGCACGACGACAACCGGAGTCCTCGCGATTCTCGTCGCCGTCGCCGGAGCGCTCAAGGCTGAACTCGACGGCGACGTATCGACCGCGGCCGACTGGGGTGCCGTCGCCGCGGCCGTCATGGCCGGCGTCGGCCTTATCCTCGCGCGAGATGCGAAGGTGTCGAGCCAGCAGGAAGGTATCCGATGACGGTGACGGACGTCGACGTCGCGCTCGACTACCGCCGGCGACTTCTCGCAGCGGACGATCGCGTCGATCGGCTCCGCATCCTCTCCGACGCTCCGCTCTTTACGTTCTGGCACGACGTCCGCGAGGAGGTCAAGAAGGCCGCGGACGACATCGAGGCGCTTCGCGCTCGCGTCCGTGCGCTCGAGGGCGAGGATGCCTGACTTCCTCGCGCGTATCGTCCTCGGTGTACTCGACTGGCTCGCAGGGCGCGTCGAGGCTGGAAGGAAGGCAACCGATGCAGAGAAAGATCCGAACCTACTCCGTCGCGCTGGCGCTCGGATTCGCGAGCGGATGCGGTCCTCGAACGATCCTCGTCCCTGAGTCCTCGCCGATCCGAGTCGGTCCCGGCGTTGTCGGTCGCGTCTACGTCCGCGAGGCTGGCGAGTGGACTCTCTCGGCGAACGAAGTCGAGATCCCGGAGGGTACGTTCATCGTGCCGCCGTCCTATGTCGAGGAGTAGGGCGAGAAGCAGGATCGGCAAGGTCGACGTCGAAGGAGAACTCGGCGTCCGGTGGCTGACGACGGGGGACGTCGCGAAGCGTCTCGGCGTCGCAATGCGTACCGTCTCGAAGTGGATCGACGAAGGGCGTCTCGTTGGAATCAAGTTGCCCGGATCGCGCGAGCGCCGCGTCCATCCGTCCGCGATGGAGGCGTTCGAGCGCGAGTGGGGCTTTGACCGAGCGCGAGGAAAGCGATGAACCGAATCGTCCCGGAACCAGTCGATCTCTTCGATCCTCGCCGCTCGATCTTCCAAGCGTCCGAACTCGCGATGGCCGCGCCGTTCACGACGACGACAAGCGGAACGACCGGAGCCGCCGTATCGTTCACGACGGTCCTCGGTACGATCGGTGTCCAGTCGAATCGCTACGGGATCGCGACGCTCGAAACCGGGACGAACTCGACCGGACGCGCGAATATCATCTCTCCCGTTTCGGACCAGATCGTTCCGGGCTTCGGGCGTCTATCGTTCACCGCGGTCATCCGAACTCCGTCAAACCTATCCGACGCTACGAACCGCTACGGCATCAAGGTCGGATTCGGAACCGTGACGACGGCCGTAACGGACGGAGCAGGCGTTCACTTCCGCTATCGAGACAACATCAACTCCGGCAAGTGGCAGGGGTACACCGTCGACTACACCGGGTTGCCAACGCAGACGGATCTCGGAATCACCGTCGCGGCGAGCACGTGGTACACGCTCGAGGCGTTCGTGAACGCAGACGCGACGAAGACGGTCTACGTCATCAATGGAACTCCGGCGGCGACGGTCGATCTCGCGCTCCAAAGCGGCGCGACGGTTTACGCAGGCATGAACGCGATGATCCTCAAGTCGGCAGGGACCACGAGTAGATCGATGCACATGGACTACCTCGACTTTCGGCAGGAGGTGACTCGATGAAGTGGGCGCGACTCGACTCCTCGAACATCGTGACGGAGATCCTCGAGGCCGACTCTCGACCGGACGGATGCGTCCGCGACGACGGATTCGCTCGGGTCAACGCGCACTTCGACGGCTGGACGTTCCGGCCGCAGCGCTTCACCTCCTACCAGTTCCTCGGCCGCTTCACCGAGGCCGAGTTGGAACTCGTCCGGTCCTACTCGGTCCACGACTCGGCCGTCTGGAGACTCCTCTCGTTCGCGCAGGCCGCGCAGGAGATCGATACCGGAGATCCGGCGACGATCGCCGGCATGGACTACCTTGTAGCCGTCGCCATCTTGACGCAGGCTCGCCGAGATGCGATCCTCGCGACATAGGAGGCACATCATGGAGAATGAAGAACAGTATCGGTCGCAGGCGATGCAGGATGACTTCGTGTGCAACTGCCTTGACCACAAGCGCGGAGGCACGTTCGTCGACCTCGGCGCGGGCCACTTCGGTCTAGGATCGAACACATACCGACTCGAGAAAGAACTCGACTGGTTCGGCATCGCTGCGGAGAAGGAGGAGTCGCTCGCGGTCGAATGGCTTGCAAAGCGCGAGCGCGTTCACTTCTACCGGGACGCATTCGATCCAGCGATCTCTTCTGCGATCCTCCAGTTGTCCGGCTCGGCTCGAACGATCGACTTCCTCTCGCTCGACCTCGAGCCGCCGGAACTGACGCTCTCGTGTCTCGTCGGTCTGCCGCTCGAACACGTGCGCTTCGCCGTCATCTGCTGCGAGCATGACATCTATCGGCGCTCCTACGCGATCAAGAACGCGATGCGTGGAGTCCTCGAAGGCTTCGGATACGTGCGCGTCTGCGAGGACGTTCGCATGGTCGGAATGATCGAGAGAGACGGGAAGCACGAGGCGAATCTCATGCCAGTCGAGGACTGGTGGGTACATCCCGAACTCGTCAACATTCGCAAGGCCGCAGCGATCGCCGCGCAGATTCGGATGATTAACGAGAGGATGCAGTCGGACGCGGCCGATCGGATAAACAAGGAGGCCGCGCGATGAACGTCGAGACTGTCAAGATCGACTCACTCACGTTCGATCCGGCCAACGTGCGAAAGCACGACGAGAAGAACCTCGCGGCGATCAAGGCGAGCCTCAACCGCTTCGGCCAACAGAAGCCGATCGTCGTCGACGCGAACGGTGTCGTCCGTGCTGGCAACGGAACACTCGCCGCCGCGAAGGCGCTCGGATGGAAAGAGATCCGCATCGTGCGCTCGGCGCTCACGGGGAGCGAAGCGACGGCCTACGCCATCGCGGACAACCGAAGCGCCGAACTCGCCGAGTGGGACGACGACGCGCTCGCGCAGACGCTTGCGGCGCTTCAGATCGAGGACGACGCGCTCGCGGAGGCGACTGGCTTCGACTTGAGCGAGATCGAGAAGTTGACGGCTCCGAAGGATGTCGAGGAGGACGACGTTCCGGAGGCTCCAGTCGATCCGATCACGAAGCCGGGAGACCTTTGGATTCTCGGAGAGCATCGCTTGCTTTGTGGCGACTCGACGAAGGCAGAGGATGTGGAGCGTCTGATGGCGGGGGCGAAGGCGGATTTGATGCTCACCGATCCGCCGTACAACGTTGCGCTGGGCATGAACGAGACGCCAGAGCAGGCAAAGAAACGAAACCGCCGGACGGACGGCAAGGTGGTGTCGAACGATCACATGCCGGACGCGGATTTTAGGAAGTTCTTGAACGATTGTTTTTCGATCGCGTTCGCGGCTCTCAAGCCCGGCGGTTCGTTCTATGTCTGGCACTCCGACAGCGAAGGTCTTAATTTTCGAGGGGCCGTTGCCGACTGCGGGCAGAAAACAAGGCAGTGCCTGATATGGAAAAAGTCTTCTTTGATTATGGGGCGACAAGACTATCAGTGGCAGCATGAGCCGTGCCTATATGGCTGGCGCGATGGCGCTTCGCACGGCTGGTATAGCGACCGTAAGCAAACGACCATTCTGGAATTCGACAAGCCGAGCCGAAGCGAAGACCATCCAACGATGAAGCCCGTGGGGCTGTTTGCTTACCAGATGGCAAACAGTACCGCTCCGCAAGGGATTTGCTACGACCCATTCCTCGGCTCCGGCACCACGCTCATCGCTGCCGAGCAACTAGGCCGCAAATGCTACGGCATGGAGATCAGCCCAGCATACTGCGACGTGATCGTCAAGCGATGGGAGAACCTCACAGGAAAGAAGGCGAAACGTGGGTAGACCTCGAGTCGAGTTCAATCTCTCTCTCGTGCAGTCTCTCGCGCGAATCGGATGCACGATTCCCGAAATCGCGAAGATCGTCGGAGTTGGCGAGATGACGATCAAGCGTCGCGCTCGCGCCGAGATCGACAAGGGACACGACGAGATGAGAATGTCGCTTCGCCGATGGCAATACGAGAAGGCGAAGGAAGGCTCCGTCCCGATGCTCATTTGGCTCGGCAAGCAGTACCTCGGCCAGCGTGACAAGATCGACGAGACGAGGCGCGAAGAGGTGGTCACGATCGAGCCGTTCGATCTTCCGAAACCGCGTCTCGCGGACACCGCTTGAAGATCAGATTTCCGACCGCAGCGTCCGCGCTTCATGCGTCGCAACTCGACGTCTATCGGAGGCTTCGACGCTTCAACGTCCTCGAGATCGGTCGACGCTGGGGAAAGACGAAGTTTGAGGAGTTCATCGTGATGGATGCCGCGATTCGCGGCAAGCGCTGCGCGTGGTTCGCGCCGTCATACAAGTATCTCGCCGAGCCGACGCGCGACATCGAGCGAGCGCTCGCGCCGATCATCGCGAGGCACGATCGCGTCGAGAAGCGGATGGAGTTCGCGACCGGCGGATCACTCGACTTCTGGACGCTCGAGGACGAAGACGCAGGACGCGGCCGCTTCTACGATCTCGCGGCAGTCGACGAGGCTGGCTTCGTCGCGAACCTCCTCGGCATCTGGCACGCGGCGATCCGGCCGACGCTCGCCGATCGGAAAGGCGCTGCGATCTTCGCGGGAACGCCAAAGGGAACCGGCGACTTCCATCGTCTCTACCTTGAGGCCGAGGGCGACACGAGTGGCGCGTGGGCCGCATTCCGGCTAGGCTCGGGCGCGAATCCGTTCCTCGATCCTGCCGAGGTCGAGGCGATGCGTAGGAGCCTGCCGAGGGAAGTCGCCGATCAGGAGATCGAGGGAATCCCGGCCGAGGACGGAGGCAACCCGTTCGGCCTGAACGCGATCCGCGCCTGCATCGCACCGATATCGACTGCCGAGCCGGAATCGTGGGGAGTCGACCTCGCGAAGTCGCAAGACTGGACGGTCGCGATCGGACTCGACGCGGAAGGCCGGGTGTGTCGTCTTGAGCGATGGCAAGCGCCGTGGAACGTCACGCGCGAAAGGCTCGCGAAGATGATCGGTTCCGCACCGGCGCAGATCGACTCGACCGGAGTCGGAGATCCGATCGTCGAGGATCTTCGCAAGGTCTGCCGTCGCGTCGAGGGCTTCAAGTTCACAAGCCAGAGCAAGCAGCAACTTATGGAAGGCTTGCAAATCGCGATCTCGACGAGCGAGATCCGATTCCCCGACGGTTGGCTTCGGAGTGAACTCGAGTCCTTCGGCTTCCGATACTCAGGGAGGACAGTCTCCTACGAGGCGACGGTCGGTCACGATGACGGTGTGTGCGCGCTCGCGCTCGCGGTCCTCGCGCGTCGCTCGCGTCGTCCTCTCATCCTGAAGGTCATCTGAATGAACCTACTCGCACGGATCAAGGCCGCGTTCTCGTCGGAGAAGTACCAGTCCTCCTCGATGGCGATCTTGCGCGGTCAGGACACAAAGCGAGCGTCCTTCGACAACCGATCCGCAGTCCTCGCGTATCGTTCGTGGATCTTCGCTGCGGCGAATCTCAACGCCGTCGCGGTCGCGTCGCAACCTCTTCGGCTGTACGTCAAGAACCGAAGCGCCGGCACAAAGGTCTGGCGCACTCGCGCGGCATCTCGTCGAGCGAAGGCATACCTCGGAGGATCGCTCGAGCAACTGCCGAGCCGATACGCGATGACGAAGGCCGCGGAGTACGGCGACGATTACGAGGTGGTTGAGGACTCGCACCCGATCCTCACGCTGCTCTCGAAGGTCAACCCGTACCAGAACGGATTCGACGCGACCGTGCTTCGCGTCCTCTTCGGCGAGTTGACGGGCAATGCCTACGTGCATCCGGTCCTCGATCATCGACTCAAGATCCCGGTCGAGTTGTGGACGATGCCGAGCCAGTACGTCGAGATCATGCCAGGGCAGAAGGGCGAAGAGTTCATCAAGGGCTACCGATACGGCGCGACGGAGGA